GGATAACCACGAGATGCCTTGGTATTCCAAGACAGACTCGAGCGGTTAAGTGAAGTGCAGGGCTCCGACAACGTCGAAGACCTCATTCACAACAACAATTAGAGCCTGAACAAGACCTAAAGAGGCAAGAGCGAGAGCCTTACGGTTCCCGATTTTGCCTTTAGGCTTGACAGGTCTAGTTGCTGCCGCGAGAGCCTCTTGGTATACAGACCCCTTTCGTTCAATAGACCGAAAGCCCGGATTAAAACCCGGACCAGAGGAATATTGTTCGATAGAGAAACGTATACCAAGTCCCCTACGATTCACCACCAAGAAGCTTGGTGATGACCGCATCCGAGCTGGCAGTAAACCAGGTCTTAAAGCCCTGGTAAATCTGCAACAGCTCCGTGGCCGTATAGCCCGCGACTGGAGCGTCGAAGACGAGGTAGCAAGAGCTACCCACCTTCACGTTCTCAGCAGGGACAAACGGATCCGCGGTGATTTTGGAATGGTCGATCCTGAGCAGATGTCGATTGCGCTTCGCATAAGTATGCGAAGCCTTTACGACAATCAGCCCATCTGACGTTTGATACGTCGTGTCGTCTCCTTCTACCGATGTTTTCGGTAGGGTGTACGGCACGGCGTTAATCGTCAGTGCGATTGGATCGGTAAATGCCATTAGGCATCACTCCTAGGACTCGGTTTGCACCGAGCCCTTGTGGCTCGGCACGGGACAACCATCTCAGCTGAATCGGGTTAAACCCAATGCAGCAGTGATGGCGAGTTGGCGTGGAGTGAAACCACTCCAATCCAGCCCGAAACCAAATGGTGAAGCTCTCACGCGTCTCTTCGTCTCGTAGAAGAGGTGAACGGGAGAGACAACGTAGTTGCCCTTATAACTATGGGCACCATCGTTGTAGTAGGAACGTGTGGTAACTTTATGTTCCATCACGTAACCATACTGAATCACCAACCCGTCGACTGCCATGTCAGATGTATTGGAGATACAATCTCCAATATTTGACACCCAGTCGAGAGCCCACGTCCACGGGGTAGCGTTCCAGACGACCTCCGGAGTAAGTTCAATCCCTAAAAGGGGACCAGCCTTAGCGGCTGCATCCACAAGACCGAACCGGCTTCCCCAGCCGGCAGGTAAGTGGTATGTGAACGCCCCGGAGAACCACGTACGTTTATACGTACGGTCGCACTGGAAAACGTGACCCGTAGGAGTAGAGGCATCAACGATACAGGTGTTATCGGGATCCGTTCTAGGAAAGAACGGTCTCCCGGTACCCTTGTTCGTCCATACCTCACTCGTCTCAACGGGAAGATCAAACCGCCGTCTTACCTGCTTGTGCGAGTTACGCTCATAAGATTTAATAATCTCATGAGCATTAGCGGCAGCGTAGCTTGCGCCACGTATGTCGCTCACAAGCGGTACCCAACCGAACTCTTGGTTAAGATATTCCGAACCAGCCGCTCTGGCAAGGTTCGTTCTATCCTTCCAAGAAGACACTCCCCATAAATGGGGAAGGCCTTCCGTCTTGGTTTCCACCAAGTCGGTAGCAAGGTTGGCGACGTTATTCGTAGGCTTAACCAACGAGATAAGGGAAGCTCCCGCAGTGACCAGATTAGTAGTACCTGGCAGTGACGGGAACACCCAACTCGATGGCGCCCACGGATAAACGGCACCACGATAATCGTAGTGCCGCATGATGCTCGGAAAAGTGGGATCAAGATGATCGCCATAAATGTGACCCTGCGAATGATCGCAGACCACACCTTGACGTGTCAACTCGAACTCACCTCCGATGTCACCATGGAACTTGGTCTTTGTAAAAGACTCAAGCGCCGCGGCGTGATTTTCGTCCAGTGTAACAACTGAACCCCTTGGAAGATTGTTGTTTCCTGGGAGCGTATGCTTGTAAAGATGATCTACAAGCACCGCCCCAGTAGCAACATTCGTTTGCCATGAGTGCTCGACAGATCCCGGATCCGTTATCCACGCATCCGAGAATATGGCGTGACGCTCACGCATACGAACCTCCAAAGGCCGTTGATAGTGGTTTGGTCATCCGTTCCCCATT